ATACGTCTTATTCTGAAACTTGTTCAGGGTCAGAATCGACGCAATGTTCATGCGATTGGCCCAGTCGATGCGGGCCAAGCCGGCGCGTTCCAGTTCGCGTTCACCCCATTGCGTCATCACTTGATAATGATAGCTTTGGCGTTGCGGGAAATTGGAGTTGACGCCGGCTTGGCCGTTTTCGGAGTAGTCACCATACGACGAAGTTTCGCCCGTGGATTCCACAACCGGGAACATTGCCGTTTCGGTGGTCCAATCGCCCTTTTTGACTTCGCCGCCGACAACTTCGGCCGCCTTCATCGGGGAAACCAAAATTTCAATCAGTTTCGGGTCGATAAAGGTAGTCAGGAAGGCCGGAATACCGGCATTGCTGGTGGTGATAAGGGCGGGCTGTGCGTCGCACGCAAAGCCGTCGTGTGCCAGGCGCAAGGATGCGCCAGGGCTTTGGAAGTCGACGCCGGGCTGGCCCATGAAATGGACCCCGGCGCGTTCCATCAGTGCTTGAAGGATTGGATTCATGGTTTAACCCCAGGTAGAGATTTTGACGAGTTCGCCCACAGCGGCGGCCGATTGCGCTTTCCAGTTGGTAGCAGCTACGCCGCCGACACTGGTCACGGTGGTGGAAGCAGCATACGCCGTGGCCGGAAGGCTCAGGGTATATACGCCGACGCCGCCGGTTGCACCGGAAATTTGCGAAGCCAGCACAGCGCCAGCGGGAATGCCGGTGCCGGTCACGGATTCGCCAATATCCAGGGAGCCGGATGCAACGGCGGTAACGGTCAGCACATTGCCGAAGCTGGTCGCGGTTGCCGCGGAGATTGTGGTCGCCACACTGGTGACATAGACGCCCGCGCCGCCAGTGGTGCCGCTGGTTTGCGAAACGATGGTCGTACCGGCTGGAATGCCGGTGCCGCTCAAAGTCTCGCCAACGGTCAGCACGCCAGTAACCGCGGAAACGGTCAAGTTCGTGCCGGAGCCCGAAGCGGTGAAGGTTGCACCCATGGAGCCGGTCGCCGTGGCATTCGTGGCCGCCGATTGTGCGACGGTGCCGTCGGCGTAGTTCGCATAAACCGCGTCGCCCACACTGAATGCGCCCGCGCCACCATTGACGGCCCAAAAGTCGCCCTCATTGTGCAGCGTGACGGGGAAGCCCTGCGGAATGTTCATGCCCGATTCAGCCAAATAGGTTTGAATCAAGGCTTGCTGTTCGCGGTGAACGAAACCCGAAGGGGCCGTCGCTTTGGTGCCGAAACTTTGGACAGTAATGCCGTCAGTATCGACCCATGCGAATTTACCAACGGTGACGCCGCCCAGGCCAGCAACAAGGCCGCCAGGACCAGCCAGCACGGTCGCCCGTGGATTGGATGATGCAAAGTCACCAGCTACCGCGGGGGCGGGAGTCAGGTTGACCGTTTTTTGAAAGCCGCTCATGGTGGTGACTCCTTTTAAGCGTTACGGAAACGGGCGGCGCCCGGAAACTGCTTATCCAGGCCGCCAGCATCTTGAGCGATGCGCGGGGCCGGAGTGGCAGACTTGGAAGCGGCGACCTTGAAGAGTGCGCGAAGGGCCGGGGCGCCTTCAACATCCTTGCGGTCGACCTTCATGTGGTCCAGGGCGAAGCCGTAGACTTCGGCGGCCGAATCCATACCCATGACGTCGCCAACGATTGCGCGAACATCACGGCGGGCCTCTTCGGCTTCGCGCAAGTCTTTACGCAAACCGTCCATTGCCGCGGTTACTTCCTCTTTCTTCATGCCGGGGTCGACCGGGTCGGAATCAGCGGCGGCGGCCGGTGGTGCAATGAGGGCGCAAATAGCGTTCAAAGTTTCATCGTCAACTTTACCGGCCAGCATGGCGCGAACCTTGTCGGCTGGCGATTCATCAGCGGCGGCGGCCGGGGTTTCGACTGCCTTCGGCTCTTGCTCAACGTCCAAAATCGCGTCGAGAACGGCGTCGAGTTTGTTTGAATCGAGCGAAGCGTCGAGGGCCAAAAGTTTGGCCCGGACGTCGGCGGTTTTAAAATTCTTGCGGGTTGCGGGGCCTACCAGTGCAGGCAAAGCGGAATCCGCTGCCAGTACAGGAGAGGCCGCGCACAATGCCGCAAAAAGGGCCTTGCCCAGTTTGGTCATCTTCATGGCGGATTCCTTGAAAGTGAAAGGGTTACGGTCGGCCACAACTACATCAGACCCAGCGCGGCCGACCTCAACTAACGCCAGGTGATTTCCTTGAATTTCCGTCATGCGGCCGTCGTACGCCTGGCCTTCAAATTCACCCGGCTCCATGACTGGCACGTAACGATAAGCGCACGAAAGTTCCCGCACCTTGTCAGTTTCAATGCCAGCAATTGCGGTCGCGTCCCATACGCATAAATCAGCGTCAAGATAGGGGGCGGAAAAAGTTATTTCGGAACCGATAGCGCCGACGACCAGATCGGGGCGGGGCGCATCCACGGTAACGGGGACATGTTCGGAGAGAATTGGAAGGCGCGCAAAGCTGGGGGCGCCGCGCTCAAGTTCCACAGGGTCACGAAGCAAGCGGTAAACCGTATCAGGCTGCAGGCCCAGGGCATCAAATCCCGGAATCTCTTTGCCGTAATAGGGGTTGACCGTGGCCTTGGAGATATGGGAGCGGTCGACGTGCAAACGCCCGTCGGCGTCAATCCGGCGTGCTGTTCGGTCAAAAGCTAATCTCAAGATAGGCATAGTCAGATTATGGCATCAAATCTACTTTGTAGGCAATTCTTCCCACCACATGGCAAAGATGCCTACGGCGTCAGAATTTCCGGGGTTCATGAATTTATAAATGCCCGTGCTATTGGCTGGGGCTCCAAGCTGGCTTTCCATTTCGTCGCCAATTGTGGAAGCCTGGCCCGTTGCCCCGACCGTCTTAACGTGCATCAAATCATAAAGCGTGCCGCCGGTAAAGGTGCCGCCCGACGTCAATGAACATTGCGGGACATAAAGCGGAAGCGGGTTGTCGGTAAATTCGCATTTGCCAATAACTGGAAGGGTGCCGTTCCAAGTTCCCCCAGGCGTGGCGCCGCGGTAAATCTCGCAACGCATTTCCCCGGTGCTTACGTGCATTTGAAAACCGCGAATGATGATATCCAGCGGGCGCACCATTTTGACATTCAGCGAAGCCCCGGCGGCAAGGGTGATTTCCTTGAACGTGCGGAATTGCGTTCCCGAATAGAACGACCCCAATTCACTGTCGACCTTGGTCCGATTGTTCCGGTTCCCCGGTTGATTTGATGGATACATATTAAACGACCTGTTCGTGCCAGTTGATAATAGAAGTCACGTTGCTTGTCCCAGTAAAGGGCGTGCAAACAATCGTTACGGGTATTTGCAATGCGGCAAGTGCGTCGATTTTTGACAAAACCAAAGGTGATCTGATATCAAGAGACCCGCCGCTTGGTTGCAATGACGATTGACCTGAACCCGATAACGCAAAACCTTTTGCCAGAACTTCGCCGCCAGATATCGCCGTCGCGGACACATCGTACTCGGCAACGGAATTAGCGCCGACACTTTGAAAACTCGCCCCGGTCAACGTCCCGCCAACAATAATTTCAACAAGGCAATCATTGGTCGTCGCTTTGGTTAAATATTCAACGTCTTCAATGTGCGCCCGGTTCGTAATCCCGTTATAGGTTAATTTTGGACGAATTGACAATACGGGCCGTCGAGCGGTTACGGCAATAGTCGATATTCCCGTCGGCGCTGAATTAGCAAAACCTCTTGATTGCGAACCGCCTTCACTTTGCACTGAGCAACAACAGAACGCAACCGTTCCGCCCGCGACCGGCATGACTGATTCAACAAAAACACCATTGGTCGAATCGAAATAACCAAAGCGCGATTTGCTTTCAGCGACTCCGGTGTTCACCAACTCCCCCCTGACTGGTAAATTGAAGGTTTGAGAATACGGAATTGTCAGCTTGTTCGCATGTGTGAATGCGTGCGCCGGAAACAATTTCCCGTCAATATCAAATCCAACGATAACCCGACCGACCCCAAGCCATTGCGCTTGTATAAATAGAATTTGAGTTTTTGTTAAATCAAGAATTACGCCCGACGGACCGTTGCCGTCAAACTTGTCGATATTCCAAGAATCTTGCTGAATTGCATTATCGACAACACTTCCGCTGCCAGATGAACGCAAAACAATTTTTGCCAAGTAGTCGATACGTGAAGCGAAAACGCCAGTTAAAAATATCAAATGGCCTTTTCCTGGGATGTATCGGGCATATTGCCTTGATTGCAAAATTGCGTAATGTCCGTTTGTAGTCCCTACTGTAATTGGCGTTAACCGCGAGTCGGCATTACGCGGGCCAACGGAATTTGCCCCACTAACTGCACTTCCGTTACTTGACAGTGTGGCGGCGACCCCGTTTGCGGAGCAATCCCATAGCCGCAAAGTGTCTAAGCCATATTCCTGTTGACTATCAAAAATTGAAGTTGGTGAAGAAGTCCGAAGACGGCCAAAAGAATCTAACGCGACCGAATCGGCAAAACTCAAACCGACGTCACCTGATTCCGAAAGCATCACGACGCCTTGCGCGACGACCCCGTCGTCTAAAAGTTTCTGAGTTCCACTCATGTCGACCCCTAAAAAGGTAATATTGCCCGGCTAGTGCAGCGGCAATTTATTTCTTCGCCTGGCTGGATAAATTCGCCGGAAATTTTACAGCCTTCCGCGATGTTATACCGTTTTCCATTCGCGGCCACATGGTCAGGGCGTGGAGTCTTCCCCGCGTGGCTGTGCATCCAAATGGCTTCCGTAATCCCAAGTTCCATTTGCCGCGCACGGTTGACGACGGCGTTCGCCTTGTTTGACTGGTCCCGCGCTATCAGTTCGGCCCGGTGACTGGCCGCCGGGTAAAGTTGCTTTAATTCCTTGACCATCGTCGCAAGGTCGCGCCCGGTGCTGTAGGAGCGCATAACGGTGCCCTCTACTTGTTGCAAATATTTTTCAGGAATGGACCGGATAAGGCCGACGTTTTCTTCAAGTGACGCCTTCAATGCGTCACGAACGGCGGGCGTCATCTTGAATTCAACCGTCCACCCCGCATCCTTGAGCGCCAGGCGCATTGCGCTGTCGGTGGTCTTGAACATGCCTTGCAAATAGGCGTCGGCAATCTTGGGCGCCCATTCGTCAAAGCGGGCAATCCAGCGCCGGGCCAGTTCGTCCAATATCTTTTTGATTTTGGCGCTGGGTGCGGCGTCTTGCGCTTGTTCGACCAGCGCCAGCATGCGGGGCGGGTCTTTGCGATAGGCGGCCGTAAGCCAGTATTCGACCGACCCGTGCATTTCGGCAATCATGCGCTGCAGGGCCTTGCGGTATTTCGCTTCGACCCCGCGGTTCGCATGGATGGCCCGAACGGTTTTAGGTTGCTTTGGCATCTTTGGTCGGCCGCTTGAATTGGATAACCGTCGCGCTACTCCGCGCCGGGGTCATGGCCGCAAGCCAGAATTGAAACCAGAATGTCGGGTAAAACATGGTTTGCAGCATCATGGCGTATTCTCCAATTTATCCGCGGGAACCGCCGCGCCGGGGTCTTGTTCGTCCGCTGGCGGCGCCGGGGGCACTATAACGGCGTCGGTGTCCAATCCCTGATAACCGCTGTTCGGGTCTTTCGCCAGGCGGTCCCGCACTTCGCTGGGGTCGATGATACCGGCGGCCACATAGGCGCAATCCGTTACACCATCGGCCGCCCTGATTTCCGACTCTTCCTTGGGTGTCATTTGGTACAGGGGCACGAAGGTAAAGCCGATATCCGGGTCGATTTCCCCGAATAGCGAAAGCTGCACGACCTTCAAAATTACTTCCAGCGGTTCGCGCCAAAAGGCTTCCTGTTGCGCCGCGACCCAATCGTAGAAAATCCGAATCTCTCCGTCGCTGGAAGCGTTCAAGCCGCTGGGGCTGATACCCGTCAAGACAATGGCGGGCATGCGCGACACGCTGCACATGTGTTCTTGGCTTTGCGCCTGCAACTCATGAAGCCCCGACAACGGGGTGTTGACCTGCACCAACTCTTCCCGCTCTTTGTCCAGCAGCATCAAGCCGCGATTGCTCCGCGTGGCCGTGAAAAGGTCAGCCCGTGCGAAAAGGTCCGTGCCGTCATCGTCACCCTGTAACACTTGGTCCATTGCCGTGGCAAGCACCGTAATGCTGAAATTGTTGATAAGGTCCGCAACGCTTTGACGGGTGCGGAGCCAGTTGTCGACGTAGGGTTCCGCAAGCTGGGAAAGTGACATGCCAGCGAAGTTAAAAGCAGGCTTGAGAATATCCGGGAGCGGCCGGGTTACGACCGTCATCAGGCGGGAAGCATGGACCTCTTGCCCCAGCATGTACCACTTGGACGGCTTGTAAAAATCCGGGGCCGCTGGGTCCAGGGCGTTGTAACCCGACGGCGTGGTCCAAATGGCTTCCACAGGAACGACCCGCGTTAGGCTTCCTTTCTTGACCGTGCGCGGGTCCAAAATTAGCGGGGTGCCGCGGTCGGCGCCGTCAATCTCAATGAAGATTTGAGCCCGGCCGAAATAGCAGTCGCCTTCCGCCGCCCGTTGCAGCACGCCGCGCACACCCAGCCGCTTAAATTCCTCTTCAATGAGTTTGATTTTTTCGGCGGTGTCCGTGTCGTCGTCTTGCTTGCTGGTGAATTCCAACCATTCGCGGGTAAGTTCGGTCGACATGGTGGAAGCGAACGCCCGATATTCAGCACGGGTCGCAAGCTGCGAAAGGTACGAAAAGCCAGGGAATCCGCCGCCGGGGTACACGTCTTGCGCAAAGCTGTAGGGGTTCGCGTCAGTTGCCATGACGGGAGCGACCACACCGGCCGGGACAACGCCAGGCGCCAGGGTGGGCGGCTTGATTGGGTAGGCGTAGGGCTTGAGGGCGCCGTCGGCCGCAATGCTCTTGGCTTTGGTTGCCGCCCGACGTAGGCCGGAACCCTTGGGGGCTGGCGGGGCGATAGTGGCGGCTGGCTTGCGAGGGCGACCGACGGGGCGTTTGATTGGGTTCATGTTCGTAATTTTGGCATAAATTAAAAATTATTTTTGAAAATTATTTGACCTAACGACCCATGGCCTTGTTTATCGCGGCTTGCGTAATCTTGAGCTTGTTAAACAACGGATACAGGCGGCGCAATGCTTGGGTCAGGGCGTCTACTTGGTCATCATTGGCCGCCGCCGGGAAGCCTGTCAACTCCCCGACCAAATCTTTGACCCATGGGAATAAGTCAGGATGCGGAAGCCACACGTTCCCCGCTTCCCAATAACTGGTAACGGCATGCGCCCGCGCCAGCTTGGAGCCGTCCGGTTCAATTGGGATGATACCCGGCACGCTGGCTTTTAGGGTGTCGATAACCGCCGGGCCGTTCGCCTTGTCTTCAATCAAAACTTCTTTGGTGCGCGGCCAGGCGGCACGCAAGGCGACGACTTCCTTCACGGTCTTGGTAAATGACATGCGGGCGCGGACTTGCGCCAGCAAATAGGCATTGGCGCCAGCCTTGCCCCAAACCTGGCCCACGACAAAGTCGGTGCCGTCCGTGTCCTTGAATGTGCAATCCCAAGAGGCCAGCACCTTGTCGAATTTGGCGGGCAAGTCCTTGGGCAAGTAGTAGCGCAAGCCCGATTCCTTGAACACATTGCCACCCAGCGCCCGCGGGCATTGCTGATAGAGCGCCGCCCACCAGTAGTCGGAAAATAGGCTTTTAACCTCATGCAGAAAGGCTAGGCTCTTGAGTTCGGGGACCAGGGGGCCGGGCGGCAAGTTCGGGTTATAGCCGACCTCTCCGGGCATGTTGATTGCCGGGAAGCGCAACACGGTAAGCCGCGGGTCGCCCTTGAAGTGGTTGCAAATGCGGGCGGGCAAATCGTCTTCCGCCCAGCTTGTCGCCATGATGATTTGGCCGGAGTTCTCCGAAAGCCGGGTCGTGAAAACGGTTTGATACCAGTTCCAATGCCCTTCCTTCGTGGTGGGGCTCAAGGCTTCTTTTTCGTTCTTTACAGGGTCATCAATGATGCCGATATCGACCGGGCGCCCCGTGAGGCCAGCACCAACGCCGACGCCCAGGTATCCGCCAGCGCCGCCGGGTGCCGTAAATTCCCCGGTGCGGTTGACGTCATAGCGGCGCCGTTCGGCGGCCACGGGGAATAAGCGTTTATGTTCGTCCGACGCCAGGTTGCGCCGCACGTCTTGGGCCATGGCCCCGGCAAGTTCGTCCGAATAGCTGGCCGCACCGACCCGCCAGTCAGGGAAGCGACCCAGCAGGAACGCCGGGAGTTTGCGGCTGACAATTTCGGATTTACCGTGCTGGGGCGGGGCCTGCAGCACCAGAATGGGCCGCTTGCCTGCAATCATGTCATCAATGAACATGTCGAGCGCCGCACACACGGCGGCACTAAAGCCACTTTGTTTATATTTTCGGTTCGTAAAGTTGATATAGGCGGCCAGGTTCCGCCGCGCTTCCCGGCGCCGTATCAGTTCCGCCGCGGCTTCACGCTTCGTCGGTAGCATCGTCGGCCTTGAGAATCGCGGCAAGTTGGTCGTCGCTAAGATCGTCCGCGGACAGGTGCGCCAAAGCCACGGGGCCGCCGCCGGGGCCGCTGATTTCCTTGCGGTCGACCATCATGCCCAAATAGCGGGCCAGATTGGACACGGCCGCGTCTTGGTCCCGCATGTTGACCTTGATGCCGTTGCGGGTCCGTTCGGCGCCAGCATACAGGGGCGACCGTACCTTGCGGGTATCGGCCACATGCACGTCGGCAATACCTTGGCCGCCGCACTCCGGGCAATCCTTATTCGGCGCCGCGTTCGGGTCAAAACCGAAACCGCCCATGCCGTCCGGGGCTTCCTTGCCAGTATCACAGGCAACGTCGACGGCCTTGGAATACTCCGCTTCCGTCCATTGGTATTGATGGCCGAAGCCATGGCAATGACGGCAATTTGTTCGACGGACGCTAACTAGGGCGCTAGGGTTCGCCGTTGCAATTTTGGCCCACTGGCCGACGACCCACTCCGGCGTAATGCTGGCCGCGACGGCTAGTTCTTCCATTCGCTCTTTTATCGCCCCGGCAATTTCAGCTATTTTCAGCAACTTATGAGCCGCTTGCCCGGCGCCCTCTTGGGCGTATCCGGCGCGAATGTACGCCTGAGTCGCGTTTTCATCGACGCAATACTCATTTACAAATCGGCGTTGTTTGGGTGTCAGGCTCATAGTGGCCCAATGATAGCGCCTAGCGGCCACAATTGGCAATCACAACGAACGACGCCCATGGTTGCCGGACCCCTTACCCTGCTACCCCAGGGCCAAAAATTACGGGGTGGGTAAAATTTATTCAATTAAATCAACGGTCTACACTCTATTTACCCCTATACCCCTTAAATATATAAAATCCATAGGGTGTATACGTTACAGCGTCTTACTTATAGTAAGTCTTATCTTAAGTAAGATGTGATGTGTATACAGCGCCGTAGGTTTCAACGTCGTCGGGGTTGCGGTGCCGGGGTGCTTGTTTTCTTAAAAAAGTGTGATATAGTCGTGGCTAACATCTTAACTTTGATAAAGATCATGGAAATTAAGACACGAAAGCAAGCCGTCTGCGACGGCGATAACAAATATTTTACCGGCAAGCAATGCAAAAACGGGCATCTTACTTTTAGATATACGCAATCCGGGGCTTGTTATGATTGCATCCGGGGCGACGCTGTTTCGACGGCGGCCGTTGCGCGTAACGCTAGATTGACCGAAGCGGCCGACGCCGCCAATCTCAAACGGCTAATTAAAGAGCAACTTGTTCAAGCACGCTTTAGGTTGCTTGACGCCGACCGGGATGCGTTCGCGGCTATTACGTGGGCGACGGCAATGATGCGTTACCCAATGTTGACCAACTCGGACGTCGACACGCATTTCGCACCAAATAGCCGGGCGGAAAATAGCGGAATGTATGCTTTCAATTGTCATCAGGACGACGTCGCAACGCTTCGCCAAATTGCGGCCGATATGTTCAACGCGAAGACGTCGGTCGCCTTCAATCCCGAACGGGCCAGGACTTCAATTTTTGGGAAATTTGACGCGCAAGTCGCTATTGCGCCGGTTCCAGATTGGGCGCGAGTGCCACGCCCTGGCGACTTCGATTACAAGTAAGCCAGGCGGCCCCGTAGGGGCTCCCGGCGACCACGCCCTCACATGTGGGTATCAAATCCGGTTTGTTCGGTGAAGACGGCGGCCAGGCGGTCAGCATGCACGCCTTCAACGGTGCCGCGTTCGGTCATATTGACGCCGCGAATGGTCAGGAAGCGCACGTCGTACAGGTCCGCGTCGGTCAGGGTCACGACCACTTTGTTGGCCTTGTTACTGGCGCCGCGGCCGATAGCGAATTGCAGGCCCTTGCCGGTGTTGACCAAATCCTTTGCGCCGGTCATGGCAAGAAAGCGATTGCCGCCAAGTTGGGCAAGGATGGTTTGTGCGATGGCGTTTGACATTTTCGGGGCTCCGTTGCGTTGTTGATGGCTCAATTATAGATAAATAATTTATCTACGTCAACAAGAAAAAGCCCGCACGCGGCGGGCAATTGAAAATTTAATTTTGGCTACTGCTTGATGCTCCCCAGCAGTTCCGCCAGGATACCCCGGACCTCTTCCGATAGGCTGGCGAAGCCGGGGTCGGCCTGCACCTTGGTCAACGCCGTGTGCATCGGTTCGGCCAGCTTGCGCACGGCCTTTTTGAATTCAGCTTGCGGCATGTGCTTGGTCGTGACACGCCCGCCCCCGGACTTGACCAAGGCGGCCAGCAGCACGTCGACCGCCTTGTCCCCGTGCTTCTTTATGGCTTCAATGGCTGTCGTGGCCGCAATGACGTTTTCCATTACCATTTTGCGGATTGCCAGGGGTGCCCCGGCCAGCGCCAGCAGGCCGTCGACGTATTGTGCGGACGCATACCCCAGGCGCCGGGCAATCTCTTGGGAAGACCAGCCGAAGGCCGCCAGGCGCTTGCACACGACCGCGGCTTCGTACAGGCTCAAGGGCTCCCCGTCATTGCCCACCACAAGGGCGACCGTTAAGTCTTCCATGCTGGTGCCCTTGGGGCTCACGATAACCGGCACGGCGGGCACTTCCACGCCTTCACTGATAGCCAGCAAAACGGCTTCATGCCGACGATGGCCCCCGGTCACATAAATGACGTTGTCGTCGCCTTCACGGGCCACGAAGCCGGAAAGGGGCTTATCCTTGTAATAGCCGTTTGCCTTGATGCTGTCAGCAATCCAGCGCACGCGGCCGGTGTACGCTTCATTCTTCACGCGGGCATTGAAGCCTTCCAGCACCCGCAATTTGTCCGGCGTGACTTGCCACAGGTCAGCACTCACGGCGCCGACTTCTTTCATTGCGGCTTTGACGTTGCCCGCGGTCATTGTGTCTGTAAAATTTTCCATGCTTATTCCCCTTCGGTCACAGTCGCGGGCCAGGCGGAATAATGCGCTTCAATCAGCACCAAAGCGGCGCGGTATTCGACCGCGTGCAAGTTGTCCCCGTGTTTGTCCTGCAGCTTGCCCTTGAACTCTTCCACAGTGCCGAAGAAACAACCGGCGCGAAGGAATACCCCCTTTTCCGTGAGGAACGCCGCTAAAACGTCTTGCCGCGAACCGATTGGGCCGACTTGGAAAAACGGACGGTCGCCGGTCAATTTTCCAGATTCACCAAGGTCCGCGCCGCGAAGGTTCGCGCCGTAAAGGTTCGCGCCGCGAAGGTTCGCGCCGCGAAGGTCCGCGCCGTAAAGGTTCGCTTTCGCGTTTATCGCGGCGGCCAAAGTAATTGCGACGCTGTTGTCTTCGCATTCATGTGAGAACAAGATTTGCAGATAAAAGCGGCTTTTGATTTCAATCTTCATGGTGTACCTCTCCAGGTGGTTAAAAATATGTCACGGGTAAATTATAGCTAAATTATTTATCTAGCGTCAACAAGTTTTTCAGCGGCTTGGATTACGGCCGCCGCTTTCTTGATGCTCTTGACCCGCCGGGCGCCCCGGTAGAAATTCCAGCGGAAGCAATCGCCCCGACCACTCATAGCGCACCAGCAAGCCCGCGGGGCCGCAAATCAGTGTCGCCATGTTGGTGAAGTGGCCGGGGCTCATAGATGCACGGGCGCCAGGGGGAACGGCACGCGGTTATGGTTGTTGGCCTGTTCGTAGGCTTTGGCGGCTTCCGCGGCCCCTTGGATGGCACGGGCGGGGCTGTCGGTCTTGACAAAGAGGCGGGGCTTTCCGCCGTCCGGCAATACCAGATTGTTGACGCGACCTTCCACAAGGGCGGGATGGTAGGCATACCCCAGGTCGTTGAGCATTTCTTTACGTTTGGAATGCGTGACGCGGCGGGCAACCCCCAGGCGTTCCAGCAGGC